AAGCTGACCGGTGTGCGGCAGGTGGTCGCTGTGCTCGGCGGGGGCGATACAGCCGTCGATGTGTCTGCCTATGTAGAGGGCAGAAGAGACCTCATCTATTTCCCGGTCCTCAACGCGACGGACGGCCTCGCAGCATACGCAAAGCGCGAGCGCACGATGATCGGTGTGCACTCCGACGGACAGAAGCTTGCAGCGGCGCTTGTCGGCGCAACGGCAGGCATGGACGCGGGCAGTTTCACCTACAAGAACATCATCTTGCAGGGCATTGAGCCGGATGCAGAGCGCACCGAGGAAGAGATCCTCTCGCTCTCGACCGGCAGCGGAAGCGGCGGTACTTGCGCGTATACCATCGCGCGAAAGGCTGGTGACCTTGTGACCACGGAGGGCAAGGCTGCATCCGGTGAGTACCTGGATATCGTCGATTCTTTCGACTGGATTATCCAGGGAATCGAGAACAGCGCGCAGAAGCTCTTAAACGGCTCGCCGAAGCTGCCGTACGACAATCGCGGCATCGGCATGCTGGAGGGCGTGACCGCAAATGTGCTTAAACAGGCGGACAACATGGGCATGATCGCGCATAACGCTGCGGGAGAGGCGCTCTATGCGACCGAGTTCGGCGGTGTAGATGCTACGAAGGAAGCAGACCGCAAGGAGCGTAGCTACGCGCTCGGACGCTTTACCTTCACGCTTGCAGGCGCGATTCACACCGCCGAGATTAGCGGCACGGTGACCATCTAACGAAAGGAGAACATGAGAATGCACGCATACGAGTTCGACCCGAATGACGTATCTATCACCCTCAGCACGAAGAGCTACGGCACTTTTGCCATCACCTGCACCGGTGAGGACGATGTGGAGTGCTCGAAGGATGAGGACGGCGCGGAGGCTGTGGTGGGCGCACAGGGCGATGTGGTCGTAAACCGCTCCCGCAATCAGCTTGGCACTATCAAATTCTCCGTACAGGCACAGAGCCCGCAGCTTCCCCCGCTTAAGCGGCTCGCTGACTCTACGGAGCTTTTCGGCATCTGGGTGGTCAATAAGTCCACCAATGAGAAGGTCGGCGGCACGAAGGCTTTTCTCAAGAAGAGCGCGGACAACAAAGTCGGCAAGAAGCTCGGCGACCGAAGCTTTGAGGTGCAGGTCCTCGATTACACGGACCGATAAGGAGGCGTAAATGGCTAAATTTTACCAGAGAACTCAGGAAATCAACGGCGTGACCTATGTCGCGCAGTTTAACGGCTTAAGCGCTTGGCAGGAGTGCATTGACGATTCTTACATTCCGGGCACGGACACCATGTCCAATGCTCGATACGCAAAGAATGTCTTGAAGCGCGGCCTTCTGGAGCCGTCGGGGCTTACTCCGGACGACTTCGACACGGATGAGGAGCTCACCGAAGTTGTGAAATTCGCCGCAGATGTCATGCGCGGACGATTTCGAAACGCCGAAGACCCGCAGGCAGCTCCGGCAAAGAGCAAGAGATAACTGGGCCTATTGGAGGCTCATTTTTGACGGACACATGGACTATGAGACGGTATTCTGCCGCCTCACACCGAATGAAATCACTGAGGCGAATGCAGCGCTGGACCATTACATCGACCTCATGAACAAGGCGCAGGAAGGAGAGTAAATGGCAGTAGTACGCGAGGACGTAATCAAAATTACCTTTGACGTCCCGAAAAATCCGCTTGGCGATGTCGACAAGAGCATGCGCGATTTGCTCTCCTCCGCGAAAGCGGCGACGAAAGCGACGAATGACGCCGTGCGAAGCTCGACCGGCGAGACAAAAAAGCTCGGCGCATCGCTCAAGGCGGCTGCGCAGTCCGCAAAGAATTTCGTCATGAGCCTGCCGCGAAATGCGATTGCAGCGGCAGCGAATAAAATGCGGAGCCTTGCCTCCGGCGCAAAGAATTTTGTCGTGAACTTGCCGCGTAATATCCTTCACGGCATCGTATCCGGAATTAAAGGCATCGCAAAGGCCGCCGCAAGCGCCACGAAGAAGCTCGGGCTGCTTGCGGCAAACGGCCTTAAAAAGCTTGCCGGAATCAGCCTTAAGGCTACTATCGCCGGAGTTGCGGCGCTTGGCGCAGGCATCGCTTTTATCGGGAAGCAGGCGCTCTCTGCCTTTGCGGACGCTGAGCAGCTTAAGGGCGGCGTAGA